CCGCTGCTTCTGAAGTCTTACCCATTTCTCTTGCTCTCTGTTCCATAGCAACTGCTGCCTGGATTTTGTGAGCATGAGATCTTGATGAATTACGAATTTTAGAAACAGATGCTTTAGCAGTAGCAACGTCTTTAAATCCTAAACCATGAATGGTTCCCTTTGGATTTTCATCAGTATAGAGATCAGAATGCTTCTTAGAATTTGCAGGTTGCCCTTTCTTCCTAGGAATACGGGGATTTGTTTCTTCATCAACTTTCTTTTTGCCCTGACAGTGAGCCTTCTGCGAAAATCCTTTTGGATTATCACAGTTGATAGACTTCTTATATTTGTCAGACCATTTTTTCTTCATTCTTGTTTGAATCCGTCTTTCAGAAGTTTTTGAAGTTCTGCAGTTGAACCAACAAATAATGCGTTATTAACAGTTGTTGGTGAAGATTTCTCATCTTCTTTATTTAGATCTTTCATCTTCTGTTGCAAGTCAATCAGTTTATCAGATACATCGCCAACACTCTTAATAAGTTGTCCCACCACTTCATATGATCTAGGTTGTTGACCCTCTTGTGCTAACTCAAGAATACCGTTAATTGCTTCCTGACCCTTTTCAATTAAAGAATACAAATTGCCACGAGTATACTCATAGTCCGCTGTTGGATCGTCTTTCTTATTAATCTCTCTTAACTTTTTAGTCGTCTCTTTTACAATTTCTCCTGCTTGAACTTCAATATCAAGAGATTGATTTATTTCGTCAAATTTTTCATTCATACGTCAATACCTTTACTTGGACTATATGTTCTAAAGTCACTAAAATCAAATCTTTCCTCGCTAAATCCAAAATCATCTCCAACTTCAATCAATGCATCATCTACAGCATTTACAACATTTACGGAAGTTCCATTAACGTGTGTATCCGCTACAGATCCATCTTGAGCTCTTAATACTGTCAATACTTCATTTTCAATTTTCTTGATAAACATTAATTCGTTATCAATTTCAATGTAAGAATCTACAATCAAACTTGATGCATTAGAAACTGTAATTAAGGTTTCAGTTGTATCTAAATCTTCTACTATGACTGTAGTTGCATCATCATTATAATCTTTAATTGCTCTTGGTTTAGCAACATATCTGAGTTCTCTTGTTGATTCTTTTCTATTTGTGCTAGTGCTATAATCAACTTGAACTCTCTTGATGAGTCCTTCACTACTATCTGCAACAGGTCCGAAGAGATATGTCTTTGCAGTAAAATCTAAGGTGTGTATAATAACTCTTTTTTCTTCATACCCTCTATCATAATTATCATCAAAAGTGATATTATCTAAGATCATGGGTATATCTCTTTTTTCTCCAATCGAAGAAACTAAATCAACTGTGACATTGAATGATGGTTGAAAATAAGGAAGAATTTGTTCTAAAATTTGCAAAGCATCTTCATTATATTGAGACATAATTGATAGTCTAAATCCCAAGTTATATGGAACAGGCATGAAGACTTTTCTTGCAGATTTTGATCCGTCTTTAGTAAATGCCTTGAAGGTTTGCATTGTTGAAACCTTTCTAGAATTATCATATGAAATTGATGATAATTCAAATGCAATTCTAGGGAGAGTAATTGCAACTCTTTTTCTGGGATCAGGTTTCTGCTCTAATCTTGCTAAGAACTTTTCTGTTGGTCCATACGCAACAGGAATTCTGATCTCAGAATAGTTTTTACCATCTTGAGTTTTATGTTTAATATCAATGGTGTTAAAAAGAGTACCAAAAGCAATAATGGTTCTCCTAATAATTTCGTGATAGTAATAAGTTCCTAACATTAGTATTCTCCAAACGGATTAGACTCTGTAAAATCTAAGATCGAGTCTGCTTGTGTTTCAAATGGTGTATTATCACTATATGTATCATACTCATCTTGTTCAGATGTTCTGATGATTCTGAATCTAGCATCAGATCCACCCATAGTTGTTCCAATGCCAACCACTAACTCACCAACAGTAAATCCTGGTGATGAAATTGTAGATACTTTAAGTATACGATCATCAGAGTCCCAACCAACTACATATGCAGTGGTTCCTGTAGAAACACCTCTTACCAATTCTTTCTGTTCATAATTAGCAGTTACTACCCCAGTTACAGGAGCGTCTATAGTAACATTTGGTGCCAATGTGTATCCAGCACCAGCGTTAGTATATCTGATTGCTGTTACTTCTCCACTGGTATTGATTAGCGTCTCCGCAGTTGCATTTATACCACCTGTTGGTGCAGTTGTGATTGCAACATTTGGCGCAGATGGATATTGATCTCCACCTCCAAGAAGGTTAAATGCACCCAGAGAACCTTCATTAATAATTGCTGTTGCAGCAGCACCAGTTCCAACAGCATTTTGACTTCTGATGGTAATTGTAGGTACTTCAGTATATCCAAAACCAGGATTTGTAATTAAGATTTTATCAATTGAAGATCCGACTTGACCACTTCTACTGGTCATAATTGCTACAGCAGTAGCGTTAATTCCTGTGCTTGGTGCAGTAGATATTCCAATCAAAGGTGGAGTCGTATATCCAGTTCCATCATTTATCAGATCGATCTTAGATACTGAATTACCTGATGTAAGTGAACTGAGATCTTCTGCAATTTGAACATTAGCAGTAGCAGTTTCTGCCGCTGCACTAGCCATAGTCAGTTTGACAATGTATGCAAAATCAATTACAGACTCATCAACCTCAGGAATGCTGGTGTCAATATTATCATCAGCAGCAAGATCCATAACCTCACAACTTAATTGATAAACATAAAGTTTATTCAATTGATAAAATGGTTTTTTGGCCTCTACATACTTAATCTCAAACATAGTATTATCAAGAGGGAAGTAAATCAAATCTCCTTCTTGAGGTCTAGTTGACACTAAAATATCATCTTGAGAGTTCAAAAATGGACTGACAAAATCTTCATATCGTTCTTTTGATATGATAAATGTAATTGAGTCTGTGCTCTGCACCCCAAACTTTGAGAGTATATCTCCTTGTCCTTCGAATCCTTGATAATTCAAAAGATATGCTTCCATCCTAAAGGAATCATCAAATCCTGAAGCAGTAATCTCTCTAAGTATTGTATTTTTATTGATTATCTTTCTTGGCAAGTAAACAACATCTTGTCCATAGATTTTTAACTGTTCGTTAATTAAATCTTGGACAAGTCTTTGCTCACTTTGTGAACCTTGTAAAAAGTAAGAATTTAATGGCATAATTCATCAACCTATCAAATCAAGTGGTGGAGTTTCATAGGTTTCTCTGAGTTCTCTATCTAACTCTTCGATTTCTCTAACTGCATCATCATATATTTGTCTCCCATTGAGTGATACTCCTCCGGGAAGCATTACACCTTGGAACTTAATTAAGTTCTGACCCCACTGCCTTTTAATTAATGCTGTAGTATATTTTTTTAACCACCAATCATTATAAACCTTGCTTGCATCCGCTGGATCAACTAACCTGTAGCAATCAAGAACAATGAATTGATCATCGCTCATGCTAGCAAAATCAACATCAAGATATAAACGACTTTGTTTTTTATTAAATCTTATTTGAACATCCGGAGAAATAATTCTACTCAAATCTTCCAAATATGTTTTAGTCATTGCATAATTTAAAAGATCAAGTGCTCCATAATAATAAAGATCATTTAGAAAAATTTGATACTTAATGTTGAACAATCCACTAGAAATAGTGCTATTGTCCATCTTAAATACTTTTTCAACTCCCAAGACATGATCCGGAAGTTGTAAGAAATTTTGTCCTTCCGTCCAGTCAACAGAAGTGACACCTACAGATGACGTTGCAGTTGTTGTAGTAATACCAGTTTTTAGTATTTCTTTTTCTGCCGCAGTAATCTTGTGCTTTAAATATACTCTTTGAATCCCGTCGAAATGGTAGTCTTGAAAGTGCTGAATAGCATCATCTACCAGATCATCAATCTGATCGTCATCGACATTGATTTCCAGAACAGGGTATCCAAGTCTCCTGAGAGAATAATCGATCAATTCTTGTCTGGTCGATGGTTTACTCATTCTTCGATACCTGCTTCCTGATATTTATCTGGTGGTACTTTGTTTACCTTTTCTTGTAATTCCATATAATCTTTTGTCAAAGATTCAAGTTTGGATTCTAAAAGAATATTCTGATTCATTAATGAAGAAATTTTAGAATGATAATTTTTAATCAAAATATTCACGTCAACATCATTAGTCATAGGGCTAGAAAGTTCCTCCATCCAGGGTGTCAGTCCACATTGGTTTGTTTGTATATACAGTAGTTACACTGTCGGGATCAATCGAAAGACTGGTTCCATTTACAACCAGATCGTTTGTGGTATCAAATGTTCCCTGTACTCCGATCAGAGTAAGAGTTGTTCCACCAGTGATTGTAGTTTTACAAACACCATATGCTGAACTATTATTTTGTTGAGTCACTTGAGCACCTGCAGCAATCGTCGCCGCTGATGGTAACGCAATTGTAATTTCTGTAACAGCGGTCAGAACTTGAGTTGAAGTTCTAGTGCCAGATGCTGTTGTTGGATTATTAGTTGAAGTTTGTAATCCATTAGCATCAAAGAATACAACACCGTGTGTGTTATAATCTCCAGTCTGATAGTAGATACCCTTGATATCCAGGTTACCTCTGGTTCCTGTTACGGTGCTACCAGCGATAGTTGCGTCAGGAATATATGTGAATGCTCTTGCGGGAGCAGAACTTCCTTCACCGGCACTATCGTTGTATCCAAAGAAACCAATCTTGTTATTAGCAGTTCCGCTACTTAGATTGTACTGGAATGAAATACCACGGTCTGTATTGGTATCAAATGCGTGAGTTACTGTTACCTGTGAAGTAGTAGTAACACCAACTGCTGTACCTGAGAATGTTACAACCTTAGTTGAAGTATTGTATGCGGTAACTGTAGCAATACCAGAATTATCAATACCAGTTACTGCTAGTTGGTCACCAGTGTTAATACCAACAACTGAATCAAGAGTAACAGTAGAAACACCAGAAACAACTGGTGCCATGACAGTTTTGATACTGGTTACGTCACCAATACCAAAGATAGCATCATTAACCGTAACCTCATTTGAGTTAACAGTGGTTGTTGTACCATCAACTTGTAGGTCACCTTTGATGATAACCGTACCTTCATTACTTAAACCATCAGGATATGGGTCAATGAACAGTTGATTTCCAGAACCAGACTTGGTAGAAATAGTATTTGATGAAATACCAACGTTACCAAATGTCTGAGGAGAATTCCACTGCCATGCATGACCAGTGACTACAAGAGTGTTTGTGCCATCTTCATCATACTCAAGACTAACATCTTTACTTGTACCAAATGTCAGTTTGGTATCATCGGGGATAACAATCTCACCGTTACCATTGGTGGTAAGATTTAAATCACCATCTGTATTGTTCGTGGTAATTGTATTACCATCGATTGTTATATTATCTACGTTCCATTGATCAACTCTTGGTAATCTGGTAATATTACCACCTCCACCAGGATTACCAGGACTTCTGGTATCCAAAATGGGAACAAATCCGTTGTCTACAGTAGTTGGATTATCTTGACCCGCAACCAAACCAGGTGCGATACTAAGTAAATCGGTATAATAGCGACCACCGACTACTTGAGAGTTCTGAGCGTTATCACCAGCAAAAAGTCTTCCGCCTTTATTACCGTGAGTACCTACTCCAACTGTAAGTCCAAGTTCACCGAAGTTTAAACTCCCCGGAGCCCCTGTACCCGTAGATCTTTTTACTCTTATAATACTTGCCATGGCTTAGAAATTTCCTCCATTGATGTCCAAATTTTGGGTTGCTCCCGGCGTCAATTCTAATGTTGCTTCCCATTTGCTTGTTGAAGCATTATAAACTAGGACCATTCCATTCTGAACTCCTCCAGAAATATCAACATCTGAAAGACCACCTAATGTGCCTCCACCTCCAGCAAATGAAGATAGAACTTTGACTGCATTTTGTGATCCAACTCTGACTTTAATGTCTGCCATATGCTTTAACCAGTGGTAACTCCAGCAGTGACAATTGCACTGCCTTCAACTACTCTTGTTTTTACGTTAGAAGGGTCTATTAGTAGAACGTCGTAAACGTATCTACCAGGTTTCAATCCGTTGGTAATGGTCGATCCTAATGCTATTTTCACTTCTCCCAAAGTTGCGTTTGGAAATGATACATTAAAATTAGCAGCGGTTGTTAATGATGAAGGATGCTTTTTCATCTTAGATGAACCCGAATATCCGGTTAGATCTAAAGGTGCATCTGAGATAGTTTCAAGGTTGAATGTCTGAGCAAAGTCAGCGCCAACATCAATTACAATATTGCTTACATATGCTGCCATTACTATCAGTTAGGATCTATCTTTACATATTTATAATTCATTTATCCACAATACTTTTCAGTAGGGACTTAATCTCATTCAAATCGTCCTTTAAAGACTTTACATCTGTTTTCAGATTTTCATATTCCATTTTTTCTTTATATCTCTTTTCAGAGAGATTTAAGAATTTTTGGTATTCATCTTTATCAGTGTTGACAATTGCATTGGAATCGAGATCTCTGACCAGAGACTGGTCAGACTCGACTTTTACGTAATTATTCATTTTCGAAAGATCTCAGGGCAATTGCTCTAAAGTTCTTAAACCTAGGTGCCTTTGCTTGGTTTGTAGATGTCATTACAACTTTAATCATAAAACCATTGAATAGTGGTGTATTGTTAGTGGTGAACTTATATTCACTAAATTCATTATATCCAACATTTGGATTTATCTGCTTGTCTGAAGATCCATTTGTATTAAATGGAATGTACACTTGATCACCATCAGAAGTTCCTTCTCTGAACAACTTGTAGAATACACGAATGTCAGCTTCTGCATCTCTATGTCCATCAAATTGAACTAATATAGAGTTGGATGGGAACTCTAAATTAATCTTTTGAGTTTCGTAAATTCCAGCATTTGGA